AGATATGACCAACAACGCACTGTCTTGGGCAGCTAGCAGTGATAGTGCCGTTGCGCAGTGGACACGGTCATTTATCGGCTTATCGCCTGTTATTGGACCTATTATGACAACGGTCGGAACGGCAATGATGAATGTCAACAACATCGCTAAAGGCTTAGGCGGGGCTTTTAATGGCTTGAAAGCCGTGATGTCTAATCCGTTTGCTTTGGCGGTAGTTGCCATTGCGGCTTTGGTTGCTAGTTTGGTCTATGCTTATCAGCATTCGGAGAAATTTAGGAACGTAGTCAACAAAGCGGTTGATACGGTCGTCAAGAAATTCAACGAATTAAAAGCACAAGCGCAACCTGCTATCGATGCGATTAAGCAAGCGTTTAGCAAGTTTGACATTGCTGCTTTTGCGCCTTTGATTGCAACGATTGGAACGCTTATGGCAAGTTTGGGCATGTTTAACAAATTTAAACTTAAAAATCCGTTCGCTGGGATTAAGTTTACAATGCCTAAATTCAAAAATCCGTTTAGCGGATTAGTCGATTCGGCTAAGTCAGCAAGTGAAACTGTTAAGGGTACATTTAGCGGTATCGGGAACGCGATTAAGTCGGCGTTCTCTGGCATTGGAAACATGATATCAACAGTGTTTAAGGGCATAGCATCCGCCATCGGTTCTCTAAACTTCCAAGGTGTCGCAGCCTTTGCTGTTGGTTTAGCAGCAGTAACTGCTGCGTTAGTGGCATTGAGTGCTACGCAGGGCATGGTTCTCCCATTCTTGCAGGGATTGTCTCAAATCTTTGTTCAATTGGTTAGTGGCGTTCTCCAAGGCTTTGCTTCTGCTTTGGTAACACTTGCACCAGTCATGACAACGTTAGCTTCCGCCTTGGCGATGCTCTCTCCTTTGGTTGTTGCTTTTGGTACGGCGTTTTCAATGGCGGCAACGGCTGTTGGTGGGGCAATCGCTCAGATTGTGACCGCTTTGGCTGGTGGTGTCGCTCAAATCACCACGGCACTAACTCCGATTGTGCAGATTATCAGCACAACATTTGTTCAGGTTGTCACAGTGATTTCACAAGCCATTGTTCAAATTATCCAAGCAATCGCTCCATTTGTTCCAGCTATTACAACCATGTTCACAACGATTACAACGGTTGTGGCAAATGCCATCGTCCAAATCGTTCAGGCATTGGCACCGTTTATTCCAGCTGTCACTGAAATGGTGACGGCACTTGCTCCTGTCTTGTCTCAAATTGTGCAAGCCTTCAGCAACCTTGTCAGTCAAATCAGCCCGATAATTAACAGCATCGGTAATCTCTTCAAGTCACTTGGCACTGCTATTGAGACAGTGCTAAGCGGTGCATCAAATGTTATCACCTCGTTTGGTAATTCCATCCGCACGGTGCTTGATGGTGTGGCTGGTATCTTTGAGAGCATGGGGAACTCAGCGAAAAATGCTGGTACAGGTGTCAAATTGATGGCTCAAGGAATAGCTACCTTGACAGGCTTACCACTAGGAGATATGGCAGCGACATTGGCAGCAGTAGCGTCAGGGTTGGCTGCTATTGTGGCTTCAGGTATTGGCTTCGCTGGGGCAGGGCTTCAAGCAGCAGGAACGGGCTTGATGTTGATTGCCAACGCTGGTATGCAAGCGCAAGTAGCGCTGACAACTTTACCAAGCGTCATCACTAGTTTTACAGCATCGTTGACTGGTATCGGTGGCGCGCTGACAGCTGCAGGAGCAACTATCACAAACTTTGCTGCGGGGGCTGTAGCGTCTCTTGCTGGCTTGTCTGGAGCTAGTGCGCAAATTGCTAGTTTTACAGCTATGGTCGTCACCATCGTTGGTGCGGTCAGTGTCGCTAACGCTGGCTTAGCTTCGTTTAACGGCCAAGCAAATGCAGCGGGTGCAGCTCTCGGTGTTCTTGGTGGGCGAGCAACTGCTGCAAGCTCTCAAATCATCGCTCTTGGTACTGGTATCATGTCAGCAATGGCAAACGCAACAACGGCAATTGCTAGCGCTGGAACGCAGATGACCGTAACCATGCAAAGCGCGATGAACCAAGTTGTCAACGTCGTGCGGAATGGTATGACTAACGCAACAGCTGCTGTCCAAAACGGGGCAAGTCAAATGGCTGCTGCAATGCGTAGTGCAGGCACGGAGATGGTAGCCGCAGCGAATTCTATGGTCAATCAAACTGTTAGCGCTGTCAGAAATGGACGTGGGGCAATGCAGTCCGCAGGGTCTTACATGGCACAGGGACTTGCGGTTGGTATGCGTTCGGCTTTGGCGGAAGTAACCGCGGCGGCGAACCAGTTAGTTGCGCAAGCTGAAAAAGCGGCGCAAGCAAAAGCCAAGATCCACTCACCATCACGACTATTCCGTGATGAAGTCGGTTGGTTTATTGGTGCTGGTGTTGCAGCAGGTATTGACAAATCGGCTGCTAGGGTTGCAAAAAGCGTTGTTTTTATCAAAGATTTAGCTAGTCCGCTAGCCAGCGACATTTTAAATGCTGGCGATTTCGCAATGTCTGACATGCAAGCAAGCCTATCAACGACTACAGCAGTCAACCATGCGCCACAAACTATTAGTTATGTTAACGACAACACCGCGAGCCAAAACAACCTGATGGCTAAGATGGATGAGCTTATCAGTTATGTTAAAGATGGCAACCGCATCTACATGGACGGTAAAGAGGTAGGCCGAACAGTTGACCGCCATTTGGGGCAAAATACACAATTAAGGAGTAGAACGTCATGGGCTTAGAAATCAATGAGTACATTCAATTTATGGGGTTTAACTCCAAAAATGAAAAATTATACTTGATTGAACGTAATGCCCCAACTCCAGATGAAAAAGAAATTCTCAAGGACATTCCTTTCAAACAGGGTGTCCTTGATTTTTCTGCTTTATTGGGAAGTCGGGTGTTCAAAAACCGTGAGATTGAGTATGTTTTCATGTTATTCAACACACCGTACAATCAACGTAAGATTGTAGAACGGAACATCAAACAAAAGTTGATGGTCCATAGTAAGAATAAGCTATTTGACACCCATGATAGCAACTATTATTGGTTAGGGAAATGTAAGTCAGTAGAGGTCGAGAACGGAGAGCGGTTCAATCAGCTTAAAGTGACTATTACCTTTGATTGTTATCCTAACATGATAAGTCATACTGATTATTTTGATGATTACTGGGATACCTTTGAATTTGATGAAGACGTGGCAAACTATACCAAATATGTTGTCAATGGTTCGCTTGAATTTCCTTTGTTTAATGCTGGTTCAGTATCAGTCAAGCCTAAAATTACGGCTGACAGCAGGTTTTCAGTAAAGGTTAACGATGAAGCCCCAATTGTTTTTGAAGCTGGTAGCAAACAAGACTATTACTTGTCACTGCGCCCGGGGGTCAATGACGTTCATGTAGAAGGAACTGGAACAATTAAATTCCATTATCAAAAAGAGGTGATGGGATGATTGATTTAGGTTATCGGATTATTTACTACAAAAATCATGAAGATAAAACAGGAAGTTTACTGCATGAAACCCAGCTCGATGGTGACAAGGTTTCAGCTGGACGTTTGGAACAGTCTTTATCTGACATTGGGACATTTGAGTTTGAACTCATGTATGACCACCCGCTTTATAACCAGATTGAGCCTATCACAGGTTTGGTTAAAATTGTCAACAAATACGACAAAGAAGTCGAATTTTATGGACGTGTCCTAAAACCAGACGCAGGAATGGATTCGTCAGGTCTTTTCTCAAAGACTTTTACCTGTGAATCGGTTTTGGGTTATCTCCAAGATTCAACTCAAACTTTTCAACGTGTTCCCAATAATGGAATTGAAGATTATTTTAGGAGAATTATTGCCATTCATAATTCACAGGTTGAGCCTCACAAACGTTTCAAAGTTGGGCGTGTTACCGTTCTCAACCAATCGGACATCCCTTATCGTTATATTGGCTATGACACAACCTTTGATACAATCAAGACCTATCTTATTGGTCGAATGGGCGGCTATATCCAACTGCGTTTGGAAGAGGACGGTATGTACTTAGATTATCTTCAAAGTGTTGGTGAAGAAATGGACAGCCCTATTCAATTGGGAACTAATATTGAAACGGCACGCAGGGAACTAGATTTGAGCAACCTCATTACTAGACTAGTGCCTTTAGGCGCTGACCTAGATAAAGACAATCGAGATGAAGAAACAGGTCAATATGTTGTCAGGGAACGTGTCACAATCAATAGTGTTAATGGCGGCAAGAGCTACATCGAGGATGCTGAATTGGTCAAACAATTTGGAATTCTTCAACGTCCTATGGACTGGACAGAAATCAAAGACGCTGGGATTTTGTTGCAACGTGGGCAACAATATATGCAAAATCAAAAGATAGCCATTTCTGCATGGTCAGTGTCCGTTGTTGAGTTGTATTTGATTAATCAATCGTTTGAAAAATTCAAAGTTGGAAACACCCACCCAATTGACAACGCCCCACTTTCAGGCGTGGAACGGTTGCAAATTATAAAAAAGGTTATTGATGTCACGCAACCAGAATCGGTCGATTTAACAGTAGGAGCTGACAGCATGACCTTGTCAAAATTCCAATTACAACAACAGGAAGCCGCAAAATCTATGGAAAAAGTTTTGGCTGACCAACAAGCAGCAAATGCAGCATCGGGGGCACAATCAAATTACAACAATCAGTTGTCGATTTTGCAGAATGCATTATCGCAGTATCAAGCTACCTCAGAAAGCTTAGCTCAAGAAATCCAATTTTTAACTGAACAGATTGCTAGGTTAGACCCAGAAAACGATGCAAACTTAATAGCTAGTTTGACAATGCAGAAACAAGTTGCTGAAAGTAAGAAACAGATTTTTGATAATAAGATTGTTGAAACTGAAGAGGTAATCGAAAAATTAAAAGAAACGCAAGGAGGGAACGCAAATGGCGTATGATTTTAACAGCTTGACGAAACAGGCAGTTGAAGCAATCAACCGTGACAAATTTTATACTGATTTTGAAGATGTTGACCCTAACGTCTTACATCAAATTTCAGACTTGACAGAATGGATTCGCACCAAAGGTAAAGGGTCAGATGTTCGTGAGGTCATTGCCCAACTCTTTGAGCGAACTTGGATAGAAGGTACTAAAGAAGGCAATGCAAACTTGGAAGTGGCACAGGCTCGTGGGAATTATGAGACGTTATCAAATCGTTTGAGTGACATGATTCATCAAATTCAAAACGTAACTAGCGGGTCTCCAAAAGGTGTATATGATAATTTAGCAGCGCTAAAATCGAATAAGCCAAACGGAGATTCTGGCATCTATGTCACAAAAGATAATGGGCATTGGTATTATTACAATGGCGGTTGGCAAGATGGTGGAGTGTATCAGTCTATGGCTATTGATTTAAAACTTAAAGATTTTTCGCCTGAGCTATTAGATATGTTTAATTTTAACGCTAAATTAGTTACATTCCCCGTGGTCGAAGGCAGCTATTATAGTGCGACTCAGCATAAAGTACTGCCTAGCGACGGGGTATTCCGAAGCGAAAAAATCGAGGTGGTCGCTGGAGAGCTATATTACGTCGAAGGATACTCATTTTACGACGGACGTGTAATAGCTTTTGTTGACAATGAAGGAAACGTAATCGAGTCACATCCTAGCTATTCCGACTTAGGAGTAAAGGTCAGCGGTATTTTCGAAGTACCTCAAAATGCCACAGGTTTATATTTGAGTTGTCAGAACAATAAATCGCTGCTACTAGTAAAAATTAACGACATTTATCCCAAACTCGGGGAATTGGCATTCCTTTCAAAAGAGATTTTAAGTGGTTGGGATGAAATACCTATTGAAATATTTAAAAAAAATTATTACTACAGTGCTTATAAAGTTTACCCACTCATAAAAGAGACTGGAGATGTTAAAGTAGTTTCATACAGCCCCGTTTTAGTTAAAGCTGGCGAGACGTATCGTGTTGAAGGCACGAGTTATTGGGACGGGCGTCTTTGGATGCTTATTGATAAAGAGGGGAAAGTCACTCGTAAATACGAAGGCAACGACGAAGAGTATCACACAAATCAAATAACGATTGAAGATGGTGAAGTTTGTTTGTTGCTTAATTCTGGTACTGCAGACGGTGATGTTAAATTATTTAAGGGCAAAATTGACAAAGCGAAAAAGGGGTTTACTGTCATTGGAGACAGCTGGACAGACCCAGCAACGCTGGGGTCAAATCCTAATTGGGTAGACTTTTGCAAGCAACTTTTTGAAGAAAAGTACAAGACAGAGCTAGATGTTATAAATTTAGGTTCTGGTGGAACTGGATTTATGTCATCGAACGGCCGACTGGGTAAATACTCGGAGCGAGATATTCCGACAACATACGATACATTCGTTATTTTAGGTTCATTTAACGATGCATTTTTAAATTACGAATTTGGCGATGTTGCAACAAGTGCCGAAGGAACGTTCTTTGGCGGGATGTCAGATATTACAAATAAAATTTACGCAACAAAACCAGATGCAAAGATTCTACTTGTGACGCCAGCTCCATGGGGGGGTATTAACCCTAAAAAAACCGCCAACATAGGACCACAAGAAAATGCAGCTGAATTTGCAGAGAAATATGTTGACGCAATGATTGAATTCGCAAGATACAATTCAATTCCAATCTTAGACCTCTATCATTTCTCTAATTTGAGACCGTGGGATGAAACTTTTATCAATAATTTTTATCACGGCATGAACGAAACTGACGACACTCACGCTAATTCTGCCGGCCATAAACGTATCGCCCCACAAATTGCTGATTTCATTTTCAAAGAGGTTTAGAAAGTGAGAGGAGATTATGCACTTTGAATTTTTAACAGGAATATTTTCATTGATTGCGAGCTTGGTTGGAACGTTTGGTGGTATTATCACAAGTACTAAGCTGACCAACTATCAAATCAATGAGTTGAAAAAGCGTGTCGATAAGCATAATAATGTAATCGAACGAACTTTTAAGTTGGAAGAACACAGCAAGTATGTCGATGAACGCATTGCACGTCTCGAAAGCGAGGTTGAGAAATGAAAAATTATTTTGAAAAATTGGGAATCAAAGTTTTAAAAACGATGGCGCAATCAGCAGTTGGCGTCATCGGTGCTAGTACATTAATTACACAGGTCGATTGGAGAGTGGTTGGTTCCACCGCTCTTTTATCCGGGCTCGTTTGTGTG